TCATGTTTTTCAAAAACATTTTTTGCAGGAAATTGAAGTCATGAAAATCGTATCTGGTCTAATTGCGTTTATTGAGTTAAAGTCTCTGGATGAAAACCTAAAAGACATGACTGGCAAAAGTTTATTTAAACAATTTTTTAAAGAGGGCAAATAATGAATTTAGATAAACTGAAAGGGCATGTCCCAGCTTCGGTTATTGCTCAAATCCCTTTTGTTGTTAATCAATATAAAATCAATACCGCTTTAAGGCTATCGCATTTTCTGGCTCAATGTGGCCACGAATCAGCTAATTTCAGAGCAGTCAAAGAAAATTTCAACTATTCGGCTGAGGGATTAACTAAAACATTCAAAAAATATTTTCCAACTTTAGAGGTTGCCAAAGATTATGCAAGGCAACCAGAGAAAATTGCATCAAAGGTTTACGCCAACAGAATGGGAAATGGAAATGAAGCGTCAAAGGATGGGTTTAAATATTTAGGCAGGGGATTTATTCAGCTAACTGGCAAGGCTAATTATATTGAATTTGATAAAAGCGTTCCAGAGGATATAATAAACAATCCAGAACTGGTTGCAACTAAATATCCTTTGGCATCGGCTGCATGGTTCTGGAATAAAAATGGATTGAATGCAATAGCAGACAAAGGAGCAACGGATGCGGTTATAACGTCAATAACTAAACGAGTAAATGGCGGCACAATTGGCCTTTTAGATAGGATTCAGCATTTCAATGAGTTCTATTCCTTACTTGGCTAATTTGTTATTATTAAAATTATTGCTAATTTGCACAAAATTAGACCCTAAGACATGAAATACGAAAAATTTATCGTTGCAAATCTCGATTTATTCGAACAGATTGGCAGAAACAAAACACAATTTTCACAATTATTAAAGGAAAGTTACCCAAAAGAACTTGGCTCAACTAATTTAGAGGGGATTCGAGCAGGGGTCAAAGCATTTTTCAGGGACAATCCATTGCCAAGCATTGAGCAACCAATTGAAAAAATCAAAGACATTAGCATTGTCATTCAAGAAGACCGAAAAAACAAGGCTTTAATGGCTCAGCTAAATGACGTTAAAAAGAAAAATGAATATTTGCTTGCTAAACTGGAGTCAACTGAGCAGGCTTATGATGACTTATTAGCTATCAAAGAAAAAAGCGACACGTTAGAAATTAAATTTGAGAAATCGAGCGGCTCAAAAAACATGGGAACGCCAATTATTTCATTGTCGGATTGGCACATTGAAGAGAACGTGAGACGTGGCCAAGTTAACGGATTTAATGAGTACAATTTAAAGATTGCAGAGAAACGCTCAATGGCCGTATTTCAGAACATGGTCAAATTAATTGATAAAGAAAGCAAAGACGTTCACATTAAAGATGTTGTGGTTTGGTTGGGTGGCGACTTTATATCTGGATATATCCATGACGAATTAGTCGAGTCAAATAACCTTTCGCCATTGCAGGCAATCCGAATGGCAAAGCAATTAATCATGAATGGTTTTGAGTTTTTATTAAAAAATACTAAGGTCAATTTTATTATACCATGCTCAGTTGGTAATCATGGACGTAATACAAAGAAGATGCACATTTCGACCAGTTCTGCGACCAATTATGAATACATGATGTATTCGGATTTAAAAGACTTATTTAGAAACGAAAAACGAATGACATTTCATATGCCAGAGTCAGACGATTGCTATGTTAAAGTTCTGGGCAAAACGATTAGGTTCTTTCATGGCGAGGCGGTTAAATATGGGGGCGGCATTGGCGGGTTGACAATTCCTTTGATTAAATATTTATTAAGAAAAGATGAACAAAGAAAAGCGGATTTTACTTGTTTAGGCCATTTTCATCAATTGTTTTACCCGACAACAAGCTGCTGCGTTAATGGGTCATTAATTGGCTTGTCTCCTTATGGCCACAAGGCAGGATTCAAACCAGAAAAACCCGCACAAGCGTTCACATTATTAGACGAAAAGAGAGGTATTTCAGTTAAAATTCCGATATTTGCAGAATGAGCGACAAACCAGAGAACCAGAACATTGATGAGGACATCGAAGACATGTCAGATGAGGACATATACAAAGAATTATATTTCCTAAAGGAGTTTTTATGGGAAATTGAGGAAAACACATTATTGTATTTTCCAAATAAAAAAGTTGAATGGCAGACTGAGGTCATTAAGTTAATTGACCAGAGGTTAAAATGGTTAAATTTTGAGGATGAACAAGAATAAAATTTTAGAGAGCATAGAGAAAGAAATAAATCAATTAGAGGAAATAATAAAAAAAAGAAAAAAGAAATACAATGAGGTTAAGCATAGTAATATTGGCAATCATTTTGACCAGTTGTGGAGTCAAGAAACAATCGATAAGCGTTGAGACCCAGACAAAGAGCGAGGTTAAGATTGAGACGCAAACAAAGGTTACAGAAGTTGCTAACGATTCGTCTGTTGTTGTTATATTGGAGACTATTGACTATCAAGTTTGCATCGATACGATGGGCAAAATTCAATCAGCGCCAAAGAAGTTAACCAGACAAATAATTCACAAGCGAAAATCAGCCGTTGTGAGACACGAAGAGGTTAAGACTAAACAAGTAGCAGTTGAGCAAAAGAAAGTCGAGCAGAAGTCAAAAGAAGTGGTTAAGGAGAGCGGAGTTTGGTCTCTCTGGTTGTTTGGTTTAATTATATTACTTGCTTTTATTATTTATATTGTAGCAAAAATGAAAGTTTTTTAGTTTTAGGTTCATAGTTTGGAAGCCGTACAGAAATGTGCGGCTTTTTTTTTGCCCTAAAAAGTGGCTTTAAATAGTTAAAATCGCAGATTATAAAAAAAAGATTAAAAAAAATAAAAAATATTTTGTTTTTTAAAAAGTTAAAACGATATTTGAATATCGAATCAAACCAATCGATGTAAAAATTATGAAAGTTATTAGAGAATTAATGTTACAAGTTTCAGAAGTTGAAGAGACAAAAAATCCATTTGCAGTAGTAAAAAATATGATGACTGCTTTAAATAATAATGAAATAACATCTGAGCAATTTGAACTATTAGGTGGGACATTACAAATAAATTGCAGAAGATATAATATCCCAACAGAAAACGAAATTATTTCTTTATTCTAAAAAAACCAAAAGGGGTGCAGCATCCTATTAACTGCAAAAACTTTAAAACTAAAATCATGAACAGATTAAAAACTAAACACTCGGATTACACAGACGCACAATTCAAAGAGACATTGTTAGGCTTTGCAACTTTGATTATTGGATTCGTTTCATTTATGGGTTTCTTATTTTATTATTTAGGATAATGGGAGCAGTTAAAACGGCGATGACATTGGCAAGTTTGCCAGTGAATTCAGAATGCGAAATATCAGACATTATCATGAACGGCTCAACTTACATTGTTAGCGGTTATTATACAACCAACGAAAATGAGGAGCAAAGCTATTTGGTAATCACAGAAAAGGAACTGGACAAATACTTATCGGAATACTATTCTATTGAAGAGGTTAAATCAAATATCAAAAATGGAAAGTATATTATTATGACAGATGGCGAGGGCGAGAATGCAACGTTTATTCCATTCGACCAGTTTATTGATGAGAACAAATACGAATTATTTTATAATCTAATTAAAAGCGAAAGTGGTAAATTTTAAATTAAAAGGGAAAATCGAAGCCAAAGAAAATGGAGTCGATTATATGATTAAGCAATTCAATTCGGAAATTATGGTTTATGCTTTTGAGGGCAAAGACTTGTCAGTTGAAAATAAGTTTATCGAATTAAGGGATGCAATGAAATACGTCCGAGAGCATGCCAGAAAAAAAGCGGGCGAAATATCTAAAACTTACAACCAGACAATCATTGGCAAATTAAAACTGGGCGAAGACTATTCAGTCCCAGAAGCTGAAATCAAAAACCAACGCTCTTTGGTTTCTTATTACAGAAAGACCAGAAATAGAGACTACATGTTTGACGTTTTTTATAATAGTGGTAAATTTTTTAAAATAACGAGAATAAAATGATAGCATCACACATCGAGGCATTTGGCCAAGTATTAAGCAAACAAGGTTTTGTATTAATAGAACGAATCGAAGAGCCATTTATGGCGCATTTTATTAAAGATGAGTTCGAAATAAAGTTGAACTGGGAGACATTCACATTGCCCAATTGTTACGCTCCGCTTTATTACCCAGACTCAGAAGACCAAGCAATGACATTGCTCGCATGTCATGGAATTATTAAATTGCCCAGAGACTACAAAAGCGACTCAGAAAAACTAAATTTAATCGTTAAATGTGGCTCATTAGTTAATCAAAGTTTAATCAATCAAATCATAAAATCATGAAGTTAATCCATACCTATCCACACAGACAAGAAGAGGACGGATGTCCAAAGACAGAAGTTGTTTTCGTTCAATCGACAACTGGCACAAAGCCAGAGGATGCAAATATCAGTTTAGAACGTTGGGGCAAACACATTCGAGCGCAATTGGGAATCACAGAAAAGAAAGTCATCAATCTGGAGTTGCGAGACAATTATGAATTGTTTAAAAATATCCGTTAAAAAATTTGATTAAATACTTTAAATGTTTAAATTTACAAATCAATTAAAACAAACTAAAAATGACAGAACTTATCAAAATTCAGGCAGAATTAAAAGCGCCAAAAAATCAATTTAATGCTTTCGGGAAATATAAATATCGCAACTGCGAAGATATACTTGAAGCGTTAAAACCATTTCTTTTGAAATACGAATGTATGTTGACCATTTCAGACCAAATCAAAGAGGCGGGCGGATTAATTTATTGCGAGTCAAGCGTCCAACTTACTTTGCCAAATGGAATCGTTGTAACGACAACTGGATGCGCAGGCATTGACCCAAACCGCAAAGGCATGGACATTTCGCAGTCGTTTGGCTCGTCATCGAGTTACGCTCGAAAATTTGCGCTTGGGGGTATGTTTGCTTTGGACGATACAAAGGATAGCGACACAACAAACACACATGGCAAAGCGCCAGAGGCAAAGACTAAAAAAATTGCATTGGTTAAAGATTCGGCTGCATGGAAACAGATTGTCGAAAAATTGGCTAAAAACGAAATAACAATTGCAGACGTTGAGGCTAAATGCGAGTTGACAAACGGCCAAAGAGAAATGTTAATGGACGAAGCTATATGAGACAATTTAAAATAAGATGCTCACAGATTTCAAAAATCATGGGCAAAGCTAAAAAAGACGGCGAGTTGAGCGCTACATGCAAAACCTATTTGCATGAATGGTATGCAGATGACCATGAGGAATTACATTCTAAATACACTGAGAAAGGCAAGGCCGTTGAGGCCGATGCCATCCAGTTTATGGCGGAGCAACTTGGTTTCCCATTTGCTGAAAAGAACATTGACATATTTAACAATGATTATATTATCGGAGAGCCAGACGTATTGCCGACAGAAGACATTTGCGTTGACATAAAATGTCCATTTAACCGAAAAACATTTCTTGACAATGTATCTGGAATCAATGAGGATTATGAATGGCAAGGTCGTGGATATTTAGCCGTTACTGGGCGCAAGCAATTTATTCTATTCTATGCGCTTATGAACACGCCTGCGGATGTTAACTATGGCAGAGAGGTTAAATATGACCACTTGCCAGTTGAGCAACGTTGGCTCGCTTATTCGATTGAGCATTCAGACGAAATCATTGAGCAGGTTTATGCTAAAGTCATCCAGTGCAGAGAATATCTGGCACAATATCACCAACAAGTAATTAATAAAATTGGTAAAATAAACTAAAAAGCTATGGAATTAGATAAAAGAGACGAATTAATCAAAGCGCAAAAAGAATTAATCGCAAAACAAGACGAATTGATTGCAGTTCATAAGCAAACTGAATTAATATTGCACAAATTAATAGATAATTTAGAAAGGGAATTAAAAATTTATTCTTTAGTGTATGGAAGTTCACATCAAAATTAGAAACAGACGCATTGAACTCGGCTATAATTCAGCCGAGCAATTTGCTTTCGACAACAAATTAAATCGCAGCACTTATCAAAGAGTTGAACAAGGTAAAAATATGACTCTGGACACATTGGTTAAGGTTGCGCAGGCTTTAAAAATTGAATTAAAGGATTTATTATGAGAAAATTTATAGATTTTTTAATCGAATTATTGATATTGTGTTCGTTATTGTTTTGTTTTTTTGTTTTTATTCCTATGGTTGTATCAGTAATCCTGCATTTTATATCATGAAAGCAAAATATATTGGTAAAATTGAGGACGGCCGTCTGAGGATTTTAAATAAAAGCATGTTTGACGCTCACATTGAGTCATTAAACGGCAAAGAAGTTTCAATTGTTCTGGATAGGAATACAAAAAAACGTTCAAACAATCAAAATGCTTATTATCATGGCGTTGTTTTGCCAATAGTTAAAGCGGGATTGATTGACGCAGGATTTGAAAACTATCGAAACAATGAGCAGGTGCATGATTTATTAAAGTTTAGGTTTCTAAAAACAAACGAGGCCAATGTAAATGGCGAATTTATAGAGAGAATCAAATCGACCAGTGAACTATCGACCAGTCAATTTATGGATTTCATTGCAGAGGTGCAGAAATGGGCAACAGAATTTTTAAACGTATATATTCCAGAACCAAACGAAAACTTAGAACTATTATGATAGCAAATTTTGAGGAGTTAACCTATCAAATCACAGAAAATGAAAAGCGATGCGCTAAATTCATTGAGGCAGTATTAAGAAAATACAATAAATTTTATACTAACAAGCAATTGAGAAAGCTAATTTTTGAGCGCTCTGGCAATGAGCCAGAGTTTGAATTGGCTGACTCCAGAATTCGAGTGATAATGAACTATTTGAGACGCACAACCGCTCCAAACATTATCGCATCGTCTAACGGCTACAAAATAACCGAAGACATCGATGAACTCAATAAGTATTTAGAGTCATTATATGACCGCATTGACGCAATTAAAGTAATCGCAGACCAAACATCATTTTATGTCAAACAATATGGAACGCAACGCTAATATAATCGAGTTTTTAATTGGCGGGAATAATAGTGTTAAAATTACTGCGGCCAAATTTAATGTTCAAAGAGAATTTATCATGCGTCTGGTTGCTTATTATTATGGAGAGGGGAATAAGGCGCTAATTTCGGTTAAACATGATGACATTGACCAGTCAGTTTATTTAAAAAAATACGAGGCGAGAAACCTTGTTATTTGTAATTTGTAAAATTTATAATATATTTGGGCATGAAAATAGAAACATCAAAATTGATTAGCTTTAGTGAGTACGCTAAAAAGAATAATAAAACAACCCAGTGGTCATATCATATGGCTAAAACTGGCAAAGTAAAAGTTTTAAAAATATCTGGGATTAATTTTATTTTATTGGAATAAATAACGATATTTGAGTTCAGTAATTTCATTTGAAGTCGAGAGCAAGTGAAATTATTTTAAAGGTTAATTACTACTAACCTCTAAGCCCGCCAATCTCGACTGGTGGGCTTTATTTTTTTACATCCATGAAGTATTTTTTACACGATAGCAACTCATTTAACGATGAGAAAATAACAGAACTATTCATGGCTTTTGGTTATGAGGGTCTCGGCTTGTTTTATACTGCCTTAGAAAAGTTTGCACAACAAGAAAAACCAATCAAAACTGCGGTGCTAAAAAAGCAATTAAACATCGGAAAAAAGTTGGACAAATGTTGGTCATTTATGGAAACTATCGGACTAATTTCATCAAACAATGGCGAAAGTTTCAACAAACAATTGCTAAAGTTTAGTGAAAACTATAAGATAAAAAAAGAAAAAAGCGCAGAACGTTTGAAACAATGGCGTGATAATCAGCAACATACAGAAAATGAAACGCATTTCGAACATGTACGAAACGCATCTAAAGTAAAGATAAGTAAAGTAAATAGAAGTAAAGTAAAAGAGTATAGCAATTCTAACGAATTGAATTCCCTAAAAAAACATTCATTTGAAAACTCTATTTATTTTGACAAAAAAAAATTTAAAGAGGAGTTCCCAGAATGGGAGCGAGAAAAACTCGCCAAGTATTATGAATCAGCTTTACTATATTCGCAATCCAAAGGAGTTAAATATTTAAACTGGGCGGCAGCCATTAAAAACTGGGAAAAAAGAGACAATCAAAATACTAAAAATGGAAAATCAGAATTTGAAAAAAACAGAATCGCAGTCGAGCAACGCATTAAGCAAGCCGACCAGTACATCGCCAAAGTTATTTTTGGGGACAATCAAAGAATTGATAATAGCCAGTCCGACTCCATTGGCATTGATTAGAAAAGAGCAGGGCGATGGCTTTGTCTCAAAAGTAATTGAGCGCACAATTGATGGTTTAATCGTTTCTTTGAATGTTTCTAAGAACATGAACGAACACCAGATAGCTGAAGCGGCGCAAATGATTTATTCGGAATATTACTATTGGTCGATTCAACACATTGTCATGGCGTTTAACAATTTTAAAATGGGTAAATATCCAGAAATTGAGTTATTTCATTCTTTTGACGTTACAACTATTTTTAAAATTTTACATAAATTTGACGCAGATTTAAAAAAGGCAAAGGAGCAAGTTGAGTCAGAAGCCATTCAAGAAAAATATAAACAATGGGAGCAAAGCTATCTGGACAATAAGCCATCGGACGAAATAATTGAGCAAGTTAAAGCATTAACAAACAAAATAATGGATAAAAAAGAATATAAGAAAGCACCAGAGCCGAAAGAATGGTCGAGAACACGTGAATTACTGGCTGAGTTTGACGAACTATGGCGAAGTGAACCAAGTAGTGGTGCGGTGCGAGTTATTAGCGTAGAGGGGCGCAAATTGACTAAGTCTGAATATTTAGCTTATAGAGTTAACCAGATAAATGAGCAATCCTAAATATTACGAATTGATTTGCCAGATAGGCCATCAAATCAAACACATTAAAATAATGGCAAACCATGACGACTGGGAGCAATACGATAGACGGATTAAACGAGAGTTGTTTGGCAAAGGTAAAGATTCGCCGTTTAAGGTTTTAAATAGTAAAATAGTAAAGGAAAATATAGGTTTATGAGTATAATTTTTGTAATTTTAGCAGCGATGTGCAACGCTTTAATGGACACATTGTCAACCAGATACGATGTTTCCATATTTAGAAACTTTAAAAATGAGCAGTTCTGGGATTGGCGAATCAGTTGGAAAAATAAATGGCAAGGCGGAAACATTCGCAACGGCGAAAAGTTCTGGCAATCGAGCAGGTTTTTAGTATGGGCAACGGACGGATGGCATTTGGCTAAAGCATTAATGCTTGCTTTTATATCTTTGGCCATTGTGATGTACGTTCCAATGTACGGAATATTGGACGCACTAATTTTTTGCGTTATTTGGGGAATTGTTTTTGAATATTCATATAATAAACTTTTTAAAGCATGAGCGACATCAATCCAGATTACTA